TTTCGTTTGGATGATTTTAATATTGTTTTAGACAACAAAAAAATCAACCAGATTTATTTTCTGATTGATTTTTGTATTTATCTGTTTTATTAGTTCGAACAGATACGTCATTGGTGCGACTGGAGGGATTCGAACCCCCGACCTCTTGGTTCGTAGCCAAGTACTCTATCCAGCTAAGCTACAATCGCATTTTTTATTTACGTAAATTATTATACTTGCTTTTTTTATATTTTTCAAGACTTTTTTTCATTTTATATTGATAATTTTGTGTCAATATGGAATAATTGAATAAAATTAAATATTAGGGGGTTTTCATGAGTAAAAAATTAAAAATATTTTTTATGTTTTTATTCGTTTTTACTTTTTTATCTTTATGCAATTGTGCGAAAGCCAATACAATTAACAAAATTTCCATGGATATTTTTGTTGATGATAATGGAAATGCACAAGTTACTGAAGTATGGAATTGTAAAACGAATCAGGGTACAGAAGTCTATCACCCTTATTACAATCTTGGAAGTTCTAAAATTTCTAATTTATCTGTATCTGAAAATGGGCAGAGCTACACTACTTTGTCTTATTGGAATACTTCTGGCACTTTAGATAGCAAGGCATACAAGTGTGGTATTAATACTATTTCTAACGGTGTAGAACTTTGTTGGGGGATTAGCACATATGGTTCTCATACATATACTGTAAATTACTCTATTTCCAATTTTGTATCTGAACTTAACGATTCTCAGATGATTTATTGGACTCTAATTCCATATAATTTTTCAAACAGCATTGGTAATGCATACATTAAAATTCATGCAAATAATCCTATTGCTAATTCTGTTGGTGTTTGGGGCTATGGTAATTATGGTGGCACAGCTTATGTGTATGATGGGTATATTGAAATGCAATCAGATGGTTCTTTAAGTACTAATGAATATATGACAATTTTAGTTCAGTTTCCATCTGGAACTTTTAATTGCAAAAATAAAATCAATAAAAATTTTGATTATTATTTAGATATGGCAAATGAAGGATCTACACAATATTCTGATAGTTCTACAAATTCTGCTTTTGCCATAGTTGTAAGTATTGGTTCTATTTTATTTTCACTATTTTTTACACTTTTGCCAATTTTAATTGTTATTTTTGCTATTGCTTTTTCAAGTATTAGTTCAAATCTTGCAGGAGCAAAATTGCCAAAAGAGATTCCTTATTTTAGGGATATTCCCTGTGACAATGATTTATATAAGGCTTATTATATTGGCTACAAATATAATATTATAAAAAATAAAACCGATATTCTTGGTGCAATTATCTTAAAATGGTTAAAAGAAGGTAAAATTCGAATTGAAGTTTCCACAATCGGAACAATTTTTAAGAGATCTGGTACAGTTGTCGTTTTAAATGAAGTAGATTTAAATGAATTTGAAGATATAACTGAAAGAAAATTATTTAATATGCTCTTGGATGCAAGTGAGGATGGCCTTTTAGAAAATAACGAATTTGAAAAATGGTGTAAAAAGCACTATAGCAAAATTTTATCTTGGTTTGATAGAATTATTGGTGATGAAGAAGATAGACTAACTTCAGAAGGACTTATAACTGTTAAAGAAGAAAAAGTGTTTAAATTTTTTAAATGTAAACGACATTGTACAACTGATGAACTTCATCGACATGCAATTGAACTTGCAGGCTTAAAACGTTTCTTGCTTGATTATACACTAATAGTCGAAAGAACAGCAATTGAAGTTAATTTGTTTGAAGATTATTTAATATATGCTCAAATGATGGGTATCGCTAAAAAAGTTGCTAAACAATTTAAAGAACTATATCCTGATATCATAGAACAATCTGCATTCTATTCATATGATAATATTATCTTTATTAATGCCTGTGCAAGTCACGGAATTTCTGAAGCAAATAGTGCAAAATCAAGAGCCGAAAGTTACAGTTCTGGTGGTGGAGGATTCTCTTCTGGAGGAGGAGGAGGAGGTTCCTTCGGAGGCGGAGGTGGCGGAGGCGGAGGCTTTCGTTAAAGTCATAGCCCCTTCAGTATAAATTTTAGTTTCTTTAAGTGACAATAAAAAAATTTAGCTTAGTTTGATTTTAAAGTTTAAACTAAGCTTTTTATATGGGATATCAACATGTCTAATAGATTAGATTCTTGTATTTTTTCATATAATTGCCTAACTTACGAAAATTAATGAGCATCTTTTACAAATAGCATTTACAGCTTAACATAATTGTGATATAATATTTAAGCATTTTTTTGAAATGGAGATGAATGGCACAATATGATTTAAGAATGCTAATGACACTCTTTTTTACAGAATTTTGGAGGATAAACAATGATTTTTGTAAAAGACGCTGAAAAAACTGCAAAAGAAACTTCTGCTGAATTTTGGCGGAAAATTGAGGGCAATACATTGCAAAATGACCTCACGAGCCTAATTGAGCTTAAGCAACACTACATTGAGGAACACAGCAATCCTCAAGATGCTATGGTTGCATTGCACAAGAATGAACTCGAAAAGCTCGAGGTACTTTCTTCTGCAAAAGGTTTTTGTACCGTTGGAGGTAATTCCTGGAGCAGGCTCTCTAAGATACTCGACAGCTACGATGGCTGTCACATGATCAACGAATTTTTCGCACAATTTGTTGATTTTCCCACTGGTAGTATTAACAACCTGATCTTTTTTGTAGACCCTGAGGCTGCTAAAATTAACATTCAAAGCTATGATGGTAACAATTTTGTAGTGTTGCCTTGCGCTGAATAAGGCCGAAAATGGTACGGAGAAAGTATATTCTCTGTACCATTTTTTTGTAAATATAAAATTTCGATGTTATTAGTTGAAATCCAATAAATTTACAAATACATAAAATACTTTATCTGTAGGATTATATACAGACAAAATTTCAACAATACTTGAAGCAATAAATGTTGATGGAAAACAAGATCCAACAAATGACTTGATGAAAGCTAAAAATGGAATAAAATTAAGAGGAATTAAACCAATATCTGATAAAGAGCATATACTAGATTCATCATTAGAAAAAGCCTATGAATTTATATATGGAAAAAGTGCTTTATCAATAAAAGGATTTATCCATGAAATTAAAAGTTTGCCTAAAAATATTATTCCCGATGATTTTAAATTAAAATTACAATCATTCATTGAAATAATGTTGCAAAGAGGCATTACAGGAAATGAATTTGTACAAACATTGGATGGAATGTGTAAAAGTAAATTTTTCGGTACAGAAGTAGAGAAAGCATATTTAGGAAGAAGATTCGAACAAAGTGGCAAAAAGCATATTAAAAGAATGATACAATGATAAATTATCTAAAAAAACTAGGAATTAATGCTAAGAAAAATGAAATTTCAATATCTTATGAAACTTGGACAGCATTGAAGATAGGAAAAGTACCTTTAGATGAAATAAGCTTGCTTTCTAGATGGAGGAAATGAATATACAAGAATTGGTGGAGACCTTAAATATATTCATTGGGTATATAATGATGGACATGAAGAAAAAATAAATTTTAAATAATTTAACTTGAATGCAGTAACACAAATATATAGAAATTTTGAAAAAGTTAGAAAAAAAAAGACTAAAAATAGAAAAAAAATTAAAGAGCTTGTAAAAAGCTCCTTTTTATGGTCGAGGTGACAGGGATCGAACCTGCGACCTCATGGTCCATAAGAGTGTTTTTAAATTCTCTTATTTTATCTTAAAACGTTGGTTTTTGGCGTTTTTTCCATTAACAATTTTTAATGTTTTCTATTTGTTTCCAAACTAATGTGATAAAAATGTGATAATTTTTCCACTTAGCTTTTATTTAGTTAATATATAACATTAGTTTATAAAAAAGTCAATATTTTGATTTATATTATTTACATATTGTATCATTTTTTCTATTTCTCCTAGATTCCAATAATCATTCTTTTTCTCAATTTTACGTTTAAATTCTTGATATGTCCTCTCATCTATTACAATTATTTTTCCCATAAATTCTTCTCCTTTAAATTGGAGAAACGCGTTTCTTTTTTATGATTAAATTATATATCAAAAATCGGCAATGTCAAGAAAAACCGTTCGACATAAATGTCCTCTGGGAGTTGCATATTTTCAAATATGTATAAAAATTGTACAATTATAAGATACTAATAAAAGAGGTATGTTATGATTGTATTTAATATCAAGAGAATAAGAGAAAAACAAAATATCAGCATAAGAAAATTGAGTCAATTAACTGGACTTTCTAGGACATATTTGAGTAATTTAGAAAATAATAAACGTGTTAATCCCACGTTGTCTTCGCTATCCGCTATCTCCTCCGTACTTAATGTAGATGTCAAAGAATTGTTTTATTCTGATATTGAATTAGACAAGCTAAAAGAAGAAATGTATGATAGAATCGATAAATACGGAATCAATTCAAAAGAAGCCCTTGAAGTTAGTCAAATAATAGATCTATTAATAAACATAGATATGAGGAAGCTATAATGCTCCCTCTATTATTTTGTCTATGTATTTATCTATTTGCATACTCTGCTCTATTATATCTTCATATCGGCTATTGTTCTTTATCTTTAGTTCAAGCTTTTTTACTTCTTCCATAAGCTTGTCCTCCTTTTTAATATAATAACAAATTTTATGTGAAAAGTCTGTCGAAACTTGTCAAACAGCTAAAAACAGGCAAAAATTCAACGTATGAGAATGAGTTTTAAGGCATTTTAATTATTTTAGGATATAGTTTGTTGTCTAAGATTTAATGCATCCTTTCGCTATAGCGAAATTGGCATAAAAAAAGAGGTAGGATTGCTCCTACCAAAATTTATTTAAATAATTTGTTGAATGTATTTTTTCCAATTATTCCATCTACAGATAATCCATTTCTTTTTTGAAATTCTTTTACTGCAATTTCTGTTGCAGGTCCAAATATTCCGTCTGCGTCTATATCAAATGAATGACATACTAACATTGCTTGAATTAAATATGTAATATTACCTTTTGCACCTTTGCGAACATTTATACAAGCGTTGTAGGTGTTAGTTCCAAATATTCCATCGACTGCTAGTTTACTTCCAAACTGTTTATTTAATTCTGTTTGTAATCCCTTCACCAATGCCTTCTTCGTTTCGTTTCCATAGATATTATCTACAGCAATATTTAGTCCATATCTATCATTTAGAGTTGCTTGTATTTCTGCGACGTTGCCTTTTTGAACGTTTTCTTGTGGTTGAGGTATAATTTCATTACTTGACTCAGATTTTGCAATCTCATCAAAAGGAAATTTATCGCCTGGGCATGAGGTTGCACATACATCTCTATGAGCCTGTACTGTTGTTATATTGTACTTATTCTTTAAATATGCAACTAATTCTTTTCCTGCTTCTTTTTGAGCTTCTGGCATATCTTCTTCCATATAATTTCCTTCAAAGCATATTCCTAAAGAATTGTTATTTGAACCATATGCATGTGCTCCCACTTTATCCTCTGGGCGAAGTCTATATACTTTACCATCTTTTTTTACTAAAAAGTGATAGCCTGCTCCGCTCCAGCCATTTCCTAAATGCCAGCGATGTATGTCTTCTGCAGAGCAATTCTTAGCATCTGCGTGATGTAGAATTATCCTTTCTGTTGATTTTCTTGTAGACATATCTTTAAATTCTAAATTTGTCTCAATTATTTCCATAACTATTTATCCTCCTTATTTGTAACAACTTTTTGACCTAGCAAATATGTACCAATAACACCTTGAATAACAGCTATTATTTGAACTATTTGTATTGCATATGGTATTGTGATACCATCTACAGCATTAATTCCTGCAACTAATGCACTTATAATTGCTAAAATGTTAGTAGTATATTTTGCTATCTTCTTTAACTTTTCCATAACTTTTCCCTCCTATTATTTAATAATTAAAGCTATAACAGCACCAACAATCGCACCTACAATAGATAAGATTATTTTGTCTCTTATAGCTCTTTTAACTTCTTTATAATCTTTTGCTGGCTCATTTTCAATGTTGCCAACACGTGTATCTAGCTTATTTACATCTTCTCTCATGAGTTTTACTTCTGTTGCAATTTCTTTTATAGAGTATGTAAGCTCGTGAATATCTTCAAGCTTGTTATTTATGTCTTTAAATTTATCATCGTGCTCGTCTAATCTTTTTGTATTAGATTTACTTCTGTCCTCAACCTCTTGAAGTTTGATTATATCTGACTTTTCCATAGATTATTCCTCCGCTTTTTCTTTAGTTGTTTCTTCAGATATTTCGTCTTCTACATCTTTAGCTTCATCTGTATTTTCTGTTAAGCTCTCTGAGTTATCTGCGTTCTCTACATTATCTTCATCAGTAGTTTTTTCATATTGTTTATCTATTGCCTCGCTTATTTCCTTCAAGTCATCTTCTTTTAATATGCCCTTATCAAAATAAGCACTTGCACCTAGAATAACCTTATAATCTTCCATTTTACCAACTGCCTTTAAGTAGCCAGCCTTTATAAATTCTCTTAAAAATTCCATACATGTCCCCTCCTTTTATTTATATCTCTATTTCTGCATTTAACATCGCTGTTTGAACTTCATCTAACATACTATCTTTATCAACTACATATTCTACTTCAAAATTAGTTTCTAGATTTGTTATTAACTTAAATATATTAGTACCTTGCCATAATTCTATAGGAGATATACTTGATAGTTTTATTGTTTGTGGTTCAGCTAATCTAAAATAGACTGGCATGTCTGTTAAAATAGCTCTTGCCTGCTCTTCAGTTGTGTCTGACTCAAATATAAAGTACACATTTTTTGCGTCTGTCATCAAAGCTACTTGCCCTGGTAAAAATGAACCTTGTTGTGGTTTCGATTTAAATTTTGTTGTTAATATATCGCATGTTTTTGTTGAATCATCATATTGGTATAAACCATAATTACTAAAATCTATTCCCCAATATGTTCTAGTAGTAGATGATGATTTGTCAACTAATTTTTCACTACCAGTCAAAACAATTTTTTCTATGTTCTTCTTGATTTCTACTTCACCATTTCTATTTACTCTTAATATGTCTTTTACATCTCCTACTTTGGCTAATGTATTGCCATTTAAGTTGATTTCAATTACTTTTGGTTCGTGGTATGGTTCGTAAGTCATGTCTTCATTGTCTATTGTTATTATTAAATCTTCATAAGAAATTTCTGAATTATCTGTACCATACAACCAAACAGCCAAATATTTTTTATCATCTGTGATTTTTGGTATTACAAACGAACTAACTGTATCCGATTTAGTATTTTCTTTCATTACAGTTCGTGATGTTCCATCTAAAGAAGCTAAACCAATAGCAATACTACCACCATCATTAAATTTAGATTTTGCTCTTACTATTTTTCCATCTAAATTTTCTAAATTATCAAATACCCATAATCCAAATCCACTTTTTTTTTCTATTTTGATTCCATTGTTTAAACTTGTAGTATTTAGATTTGAATTTGAATAAGAATACTCTTTAAAATTATCAAACTTATTTTTTCCACTCTGTTTCCACCCAATACTATTTATAGTTTCAATCTCTTGTGAATATTCTGGACTTGGCGATGGTATTCCTCCTGTGTAGGGTTCGTAAGTCATGTCTTCATTATCTATTGTTACTATTACATTTGTATAATCCACATAATCACCAGTAGCTCCCGTTCCTCCAGCATTAGTATAAAACCATATTGCCAAATATTTTTGTTCCTCAATTATTTCTGGTACAATAAATGAGATTTCTTGTCCGGTAAAAGAAGAGCTTGCTTTAGCGTTTCTATTCCCCGCTTTGTCGTCACACAATCCTATTTTATACTTACCAGTTAATGCTGAATTAGATTTATATGTTGCCTTCATGCGGACTGTTTTTCCTACGAAATTTGATAAATCCATTATTGAATATACGGTAAAGATTATATCAGAAGTTGTTATAGGGGATGAAACAGATAATCTTACACCTGTAGAAATAGTTTTAGCCAAATTTCCATAATACGCATAATCTTTTAATGTATTATCAAATAAATTCTTTCCTTGTGTTGTCTCTTGATAATTATTTCCCTTTGATTTCAAGCTTACAATTGGCAGCTCTACTGCATTATCGCATATTCCATTTGTTGCAATTTTAGTTGGTTGATTATCTATATACTTTTTTATCATTGCTGGATAGTCTCTAAATACGTTGTAAGGTGTCTCTAATGCGTTCTTTATTTGAGTTTTTGTTTCATTTAAATAACTTAACTTTTCTGCTGTTGTTCCCATTAGATTACCTCCCCATTTATAAAGTCTAGTACATTATCTATATCACCAATTTTTCCGTTTATTGTTGCTATCCCATCTGCATTCTTTTCTATTTTTTCATTCTGTGTTGTTTGTTCTTCTTGTATTGCTGTTATAGTTTCATTTGTTGTGCTATCGACTTTTTCTAAACTTTCTAGTTTTTTGTTTGTAGTTCCAGCATTTTCATCTAGCTTGTCCCAGTTGTCATTTAATGTTTTTTCAATATCAAAATTATTTGTATTTGTCGTTGGATTGTCCTGCTTAAATAATTTTAAATTAGTTGTTTCGCTCATTTTAAACCTCCTATGCTGTTCTTTTCCACATATAGCAAGTTATGTATGGTTGCAATAACGACAGTGATGTAGAACCTGCAGACTTTGTTGTTTGTTGTCCTGATGCAGAAATTGTATGAGTGTGTCCTGCACCTCCACCTTTACTCTTTGCAAAATTTTCCACGTTTCTTAATGTTTTACTCCAAGCAGTAGCTACAGACAACGCATTAGCCTCCACTGATTGTGCAGAACCTCCGCTAGTCTGCCAAATATCATGTGTATGTGCGGGTATTTGATTTACTGTTAGTACTGTACTTCCAGTATTTCCTCCGTGATTATGACTTGCTATTGTGTGAGTATGTGAGATATTTGCAGTTTTTGAACCTCCAGCCTTTTCGACTGTTTTAAAGTCGTTGTCTGATGCATCGACTCCAACAGGTATTCTTCCACTTCCCCATAACACCCATGTTCCAAATCCTAAATATGTGGCTGGATTAATATTTGTTGTTTCCATTCTTATATGTCCAACCGGATTTTCTGCTTTTTTGACTTCTAAAATTGCATCATTTATAGCCATTTTTATATTATTTTGAAAAGTATCAAACATTTCTTTATTTAATTTCGTTTTACCATTTTGAAAGTCAATTTCAATCATTTTTTTCTCCTTTCAGCGTTTCTATTTCTTTCTTTAATTCTTCTATCTGTGCTTGTTGTTCTTTTACAATTGGATATAACACCGATGTCATTGAATAGTTATCAACTCCATCATTGTCTTCACTTGTTATCTTACTTGAATAATTAAAATTATCACCAATTACAAATCCAATGTGCTTTTTCTTGATATCATCTTGACTCTTTAAATTATACTTGTATATATCTGTATTATTTAAAATATCTATTGCTTCTTCTAATGTTAATTTTTCAAAGTTTTTCTTTTGACTTTCTAGTGATGTATTAACAAAAGATTCAGCATATACATTTCCATGAACAAGCAATTTCTTAAAGATTGAAACAAGAAATCCCCAATTTGCATTGCCGATTTGAACTCTTCCCTGCGTATTTGCTGCATAAGTTCCATTGTCGCCAGTTGATACATTGTACCAAGTATAAATTGGTTGAGTTACCCCATCATCATCATTCTTTCCTAACCCTAAGAAGTATGCATCTTTATCTATTGCAATTAGCAATCCTCTTTTAGATGAATCTGTCTCAATACCATCAGTTCCTATTTTTCCAACATGCACATTATTAAAATAATAATCTGTCCCGTTTTTATCAATTTGCATTAATATATTCCCTTTACTGTCTTTTGACCTCAGATAATTATTTTCTCCAACATCTATATTTCCTGAAAATGTTCCATTTTTAGCTTTCATATTTCCATCAGTATCAACTAAGAAATTCCCGTTTGCTGAAACAGTTCCGTTGATATTGATTTTCTTGGCATCTATTGATACCGACTCAGCACTTTGATTAATTTTTGAAATAATTTCATCGTTTCCAACCTTCTTTCCAACCACAGAAGTTATATTATCCGTTGTTTGTTTGATATTAGAATATTGTTTTGTTGCACTTTCTTTTGTTTCATAAGTTTTACTTACTGAACTCGTAATCTCGCCAGCTTTTAAACTTATAGCACTATTCATTTCTGTTGTTGTGCTGTAATCTTCTAGTTTTTTATTTACTGATAAATCTACTGATTCCTTAGTTTGTTTTATCTCGCTATTCATTTCTACTTTTGTAGCAAAAGTATTTGAATATGCACTTTTTATTACATATTTTGCTTTTATTTTTGCTGTATAATTGTTTATTGTAATTGTATTAGTTCCTTCTTTTAGAGATATTTCAAGCTTTCCTAAGTCTTCTACACTTTCCTTTGCTTTAGTTGAGCCACTCTTGTTTACTCTTCTAATAACTTTAACTTGTCCATTTTCTAGAACAACCTCATCACATACTTTGCTATTTTGTCTTAATGCCTCTGTTATTCCTAATGAATATGTCTTTATATTGTTATCTTTATCAGTTACACTTATGAGGTCATCTCCTTCTAAATACAAGTCGTCATCTAATGTTAATTTATCATCTAGCAATAAATAATTAAATACTGTATTGTTTCCATATATGTGTAATTCTAGCAGGTTAGCCTCTATACAATTCTCTAATGTTACAGTCTTTATTCCTTCTGCTGTTCGAGTTAAGTCTTCAATATCTGATACCTTTTGAGATATGCTATCAACTGTTTGTTCTACTTTTGTTAGTTTTTGACTTTGTTCTGAGTTTTCCTGCACTAAATCTTGTATTAATCCTTCATTCTTCTTTGCTAATCTTTCGACTTTTAAAGTTTTCTTTTCCTCTTTTGTTGTAACTTTATATTCTGTATTTGTAGTTTCTGGCAAACCAGCTTCTATATCACTCGATATTCCTGTATTAATTGTTATATTAGCTTTTAAGTAATACGATTTATAAAAATTGTTTTCTTTATCACCAAGTTGTATGCAACTGCAAGGCTTTAACCACATTACTCCAACATCAGAAGCTTCAAATGCATAATATTCAAGTCCTTTTATTTGTTCAAACATTCCTTTAATAACTTGTTCTCTTTGAAATTCAATAAATTCATTTTCATCAAATCTAATTTCACATCTACCATTTTGTTCTATGCTCTTTTTGTCTGTTTCTTCAATATTGTCTTCTACATCTCCACGGCCTAAAACTAGAACATTTACAGGTCCAAATTTTTCTTTTATTGTTAAATCTGTCAAATAAGATTTATCTATTTTTTCTATAGTATCGTCGCTTACTTTATATAAATTCAGTTTATTATCTTCTATAAATGCGGTTGTCAATGTTGCCTGTGCTATTTTTTCTAAAACATCTCTATATGTTAATTCCTGTGCTGTAAAAAAATCTTCTTCAACATCTAAATCAGCATTATAAAAGTCTGTGGAATATAATTCTACTCCGCAGACTTCACACATTTTTTGTACTAATTTTAACATTTTGCAAGGATATTTTAATTGTAATTCTGACTGTTTAAATGTTTTCATAAATCTAATCATTCTGTCATATCCAGTTACTGTTATTTCATCTTTTTTCTTGCTATCTTCGACATCTTTTATAAAATAATTTCCTAAATCTACATATTCAAATTTATTGTTAATAAATAATCCATATTGAAAATTAATATCTTTGTCCTTTATTTCATTTGCATTTTTTACAGTAATTTCAACTTGTTTCATTATTGTTTTAAACAATTGACCATTGAAACTATATTTTAGTTCTTTTGCTATTGTTTCTTTCTGTTTTCTTAATTTCCAAACTGGCAATGCATTAAAAATATGTACTGGCATCATATGCACTTCTTTAACTGTCAATTCGCCATCACATATACTTAACTTTATATTTTGTTGTTTTATTTTTTTTGTTATATTCTTAAATTCATTACTTACACTCATGTTAATTGTGGCCTCCTATCTATTGCAGTAAGCATTACTGAAAATTCATTCCAATAACCACCACACGCAAGTGGACTACTTTTTATTGCCTGACCATTGTAGAAATCTTCTGAAAATAAATCACCTTGTTTATAATTGTTCATATCCTTTTCTAATGAAAATTGAACATCCTCTAAAAAAGGATGTTCAAGTAATTTTTTTATTAAATTATATTCTTCATCTGATACTATTCCAAACTTTATTTCTAAAGTTGTAAAATATCCTATAAAAGTGCCACTATAATGTCCATCTAATGTATTTCTTCCAGTTCCATCACCCCATAGAGGCTCTGGTCCAGGAATTAATTCTATAATTCCTGGTACTCGAATATTATTTACTATTAATTTTGGTTCGTACATATTTAGCCTCCATTCGTCGCAAATCTATTTTTATTCTTTATTTTTTCAAGTCTTTTGTTTAACTCATAACCATCAATATATAAATTAAAGTCAAAGCTTAAATTTGCTAAAATTTGAATTATTCTTTCAAGTAGTGCTATAACTTTTTCATTATTTTCTAATCCCATCTCTTGATTAGCTTTCTTATATAATGCTATTAATTTATCTTCTGGCGCAACAATCTCTCCTTGGTGTCTATTATCTCCTATCATGGCTAATTGAGGTGTGTTAGCTTTTACATATCCTCCTTGTGCCAACCTTGGTAAATTAACTCTTTCTATTTTTCCAACATTTACACCTGGAATCAAGTTTATTATTCCAATCGCACCGTTTATTAAACCTATTGCTCTATTTATAGTTCTCTCAATTAATGAAATAACTCCATTAATTCCTGTCTTTACAGCATTAGAGATGGCATTACCGATGCTTGTTCCCAAATTAGAAAAAGAATCTTTTATTCTTTGCCATATTCCATTAAAGAAATTGCCGATATTACTAAATACTCTTGTAATTCCATTGTATGCTTGTTGAAATATGTTAGAAAACCACTGTCCAACATTCGAAAATGTATTTTTTATTCCATTCCAACAATTTATTGCAGTTTCTTTTACTTTGTCCCAATTTTTAATTAACAATATTATTATAGCTATCAAAGCAGCTATTGCGACCACAACTAGTGTTATTGGTGAGGTCAATACAGCTAATGCTGCGTTAAATAGCCATGTTGCTACTGTAGCAGCTGTAGTTGCTGCTGTACTAGCAATGGTTGCTGCTGTATTTGCAATTTTAGCTCCTGTATTTATAACCCACTGAGCTGCTTGCTTAACTAATGCCGTAGTTCCTGAAGCAATACTTACTACAAAGTCTTTTGCATACATCAATGTCAATGCAATCGTTTCTGTTTTGTCTGCAATCTTTGCAATTACATTTCCAAGAATAGCATTTTTTAATAATCCTAATGCAGCAACTACTCCTCCAGCTTGTTGTATAAAAGACACTAACTCTATAACTTTCCACGCTCCAAAAAAGCCTAATACAGCTTTTTCCATTTCAGTAACTACACTCTGATTTTCACTCATCCAATTTCCAATTCTTGATAAAGTATCTGCTAATAAATTAAGCGTGTTTACTATAGCTCCTCCAGTCCACTCTGCAATAGGCTTTAAAAAACTGTCCCAGAACCATTGAAAAACTGGTTTAAATGCTTCAATTAAAGGATTTAGAACCTTTAAAGCTCCTGCAATTAAATTTAAAAATGCAGGAAGTAAATCTTGTATAGTCCATTGGGCTAATGGAACTAAAACATTATCATATAACCATTTTAAACCATCTTTTATTGTGGTTATCAGTGGTTGTGCTGCTTCTTTTACTTTGTTAAAAGAATTAATAAGCGGTTCAAAATTAATATCGCCAAATATTTTCCCTATATCACTTGCTTGTTTTTTTAGATTATCTGTTAAATTTAGTCCACTTGTATCTATTTTTCCTCCTGCACCACTTCCACTTGAAGAACTATCATCTTTCTTTAATATTTGTGCAGTATCAAATGAAGCCAAACTTTTTAGATCTTTAGCAGATTTTTTGGCACTATCTCCAATTCCACTCACAGCATCACTCGCTTTTGATGCATCTGATGCTAAATTTGAAACAGTGCTTGTGCTATCATCTCCACCAGCATTTCCAAATATCATCTCTGTAAATGATTTAAAAGCATTTGCTAACACTTGAAGTTTAGAAAGCACCATATTTATTCCTTTTACAATAGGTGTAAATATATTAATAAAACCTTGTCCTAATGCTGCTTTTAATTCATTAAACCTTAAACTTAATACCCTTGTTTGGTTTGCCCAACTATCACTAGTTCTTGCAAAATCTCCATTTGCTATATTCAATTTATCTAATACAAATTTATATCTTAAAGCCACTTTTTCCTGTTCAGACATTTTAGACGTTGTTTTTCCATAACCATTTGCCAATGCATATTGATCTAATGCATTCTGTGTCATTACAACACCTAAATCCTTTAGAGTCTCTGTTTCACCAGTAAATACTGATTTTAATTTTGTATATGCTTCATCACTTGATAAATTATAGAATGAAGCAACATCTCCAGTAAGTCCTGTTAATGTTTCTGACATTGCTAATGCTTCTTTATTCGAAAAATTAAACGCTTTTGCCATCGCACCAAACGTACCAACATATTTCTTTGTTACTGTTTGTCCCAAACCAAATTGAGTAATTGCATTTTCGGCAAACTTATTTACTTCTGTATTTAAACTTCCAAAAGTAACATCAACAACATTTTGTACTTCTGTTAAATCAGAGCCTAAATTAATACATTCTTTACCAAAATTTACTATTGCTTTAACAGAGAATGCTGCTAACGCTAATTTACCAATTTCCTTTAATGAGTTCTCTATTCCTGAACTTTTTATTGTATTTGTTGCATTCTTTAGTCCTTTGTTAAATGGATTTGAATTTAGCAATAATTCAAAGTCAACAGAGCCCACATTCGTACTCATACCTACTCCTCCCTTCTTTTTTAGGATAAAAGCAGGTATTGGCTAACTACTCACCACTAATGGTTGTGTTGCTCACTCTGTCTTTTTCATCTATATCAATTTTAATTGTTTTCTTACATCTTATACATTTTATTTCACCCTTGCATTTTTCAACCTTTAATAAAAGTTGATTACAATTAGGGCATCTTACTTCTATCATTTGTTATCACCAGCCATTTCTTTAAATGCTTTTTGAAATTCTGTAATAACTTTTTCATAATCTTCTTTGCTCATTTTCTTTGCTAATTTATTTCTATATTTCCATCTTATATTTTTTTGCTCTTGTGTGAAGTTTTTTAACATTTCTTCATCATCTTCACTGCGAATTTGAACAATGTTTCCGCAGTGGTGTATCTGGCATCAACCCAGATATAAGATTACACAATTCTGCATAACTCATTGTGTCTATTTCTTTTCTTATTCTTATTCCATATTGTTTTGCTAAACTTGCCTCAATCAAAGGCCAGTCTTCTTCCATGTCGTACCATAATTCTGTTTCATTATTTGTTTTGAAATCGTTTTTCCATTTCCTCATAAGTAATTTCATTTACTTGTGCCATTATTGCGATAATAATAACTTTTAAGTCTGCAACTTTTACTTTCATTCCTTTTACTTCTTCTAATGCTTCTTTTCCTAGTAATAATTCTATTGCTTTAAATAATCCATCTAAACTATCGTCTTTTTTAAATAAATCTTGTGCTTTCAACATTGTTTCTGCTCCGCAGTCTACTTCATATGTTTTACCTTCTGCTATTGTTATTGTTTGTGGTTCGTGACTTAATTTTGAACTAATATCTATATTTGCCATTTCAAATTCCTCCTAAATATATTTATAAGAGGCCTTTAAGGACCTCTTACTTTTTAATATCTTATTTTTTTACCGCTTGTGTAGTTTCAACACTTTGTGGTGATGCTTCTGTGTATGTTGGTTTTCCATTTGACATTACATCATACTCTAAAGGTCCAACTTCTGTTGATTTACCAATTGCCATATTTGTAATATTAAATATAGCATTTTCAAATACTAATTTGTCTCCATTTGGAAAAGTCCATTGAAATGTTCCTTCTGCATCTCTTCCATTTTTCATAAAGAATCCAGCAACATAATCATTACCTTTATCTCCATAATTTCTTTTTCCAGATACAGAAATTGTAATAGATTTAGATGTCATCAATCTTCTAACCCATCCTTTTGTATCATATGGGTTCCATTCTTCTACTCCATTATCTAATTTAACGCTAAAAGATTCCATATCAGCAATGTCGCTTAATGATTCTAAACTTATTCCAGCTTGAAATTGATTTTCGTAACATGGATATACTCCTGATTTTGTTCCCATTATTTTTCACCCTTTCTATATAATAAATTTAATTCTATTGAAAACTTATAAATATTGTTTTCATCTGCACCTAAATCAATAGGTCCATTGTATAAACACTCAATTGAGCAATTATAATCATCAATAAAAAAAGAACTACAGTCTAATAGTTCATAAATCTTATTGGCCATTGTTTCAGCCGTATTACAATTTTTTGTCCATCTTAACAGTAATGTAACTGGTAATATTCCATAACTTTTCAACTTTTTATATTTAGAATTATCTTCTAATTGTCTACGATTAGCATATAAGGCAATTGCTTTATCTTGATTTTCATCCATTTGACCTATATACCATTTTGGACAATCTATAATAATAGTTTTTAAATAATCTCTTATTTTTGATACACTAATTCTTGCTATCATTATCCATTTCTCCTTTTTAACATTTGTTTAAAATATTTTATTGGTAAATCTTTCTTGTTTCCACTAATATAATCATCAAAATAATACTGTTTTGCATTAGGATTTTTACCTTGTTTTATATGTATTTCTGGGTCGAAATAAACCTTTCTTGCATATACTGTATCTACAACTATTCTAGCAACACCTTTTATAACTTTTTTATCATCTACAAAAGTGCTATCATTTTGCATTGTACCAGTATCAAATGGCATTGTTTGACTTTGAATCAAATCTGTTTTTACCGCTTCTGCTGTATCTATCAATACTAATCTTGCATTTTCTAATAATCCATTTATATTTTTAGTATTATACGTTATTTTCATATTAAATCAACTCCAATGTTGTATGATGAACCGTTCCATCTGGATTTCTAGGTCTACTTGTTTGATATATTTCATATTGTATGTCATCTATTATTACTTGTCCACCACTTATTTTCCTTATAGTTGGTGCTATATCTCCAAGTAATATTACTTTTCCCACAAGTTGAATCTTTCTTCCATCTGGACTAATTATAACTTTAGTTGTTTCAACAAATCTACATTTTTGATTTTCTAAATTCAAAGAAGTTAAAGGCTCACCATCTTCTGATAAGCCTTCTTGATATATAACTACATCACATTTATTATTTAATAATCTTTCCAAATGTTTTGGATTTAACCTTTTTATCATATAATCCTATTTGTTAATCCTGTTCTTTTTAAATAGAAAAAGGCTAATTTTGATATATTTAGTTTATCTGCCATATCTTGTGATTCCTTTTCATTTACTGTTAAGTCCCCACCTATAGAATAACTAGATATACTATTATCATCATATATGCCCTCATCCTTTATATATTCAGCTTGTAAGCAAGTTGCTTTGATTATTAAATCTTTTTGTTGTGTTGTTAAATTATTAAATCCTCTTCTTTCAATTCTTGTTAATGTCGCTTTGTTGATATCTATTGAGGCTAATTCTAAATATTTTTCTATTTCTTCATCTTCTAATACTTTAGATCCATATTTAGAATAATCCTCTTTTGTTGCATAAACATTTATCATTTGCAACACCTCTTATTTTACTTTCTTTTCTAATTCTGCAATTTTTGCTGTTAATTCCTCATTAACTTTTACTAACTCTGTCTTTTCTTCTTCAACTTTTGTTATTTTTGCTGTTAATTCCTCATTAACTTTTACTAACTCTGTCTTTTCTTCTTCAACTTTTGTTATTTTTGCTGTTAATTCCTCATTAACTTTTACAATTTTCTTTAATTCTTTTTCTAAATCTTTAGAAACTCCTTTCTTAGTAGCTCCTAATTTTGAATATCCTCTAGCTTCATATTGTGTAAGTTCTTCTTCATCAATAGATAATAATACATTATCTTTTACTACTCTTATTTTTGACATAGTAACCTCCTATTCTCCTGCATATTCAGTTGTATCAACATCAACATATATGCTATCAACTTTGTTATCTTTTCCGTTTGGGAAAACAAATGTATCAGATAAACTTCTATCTTGATATAGATATCCATCACCTTCTGTATGTTGACCTGGATTAAAATAATAAATACTTGCAATTTT